GTCCGTCTCATGGCTCGACGCTAGTACACGCTACACCAGAACACACTGGGTCCAACCCTGCATGCTGCAGACTGGTTCGCGCTGTAAATACATACATAATAAGATAGTAAAACCGAGGCAAAGCCTCACCAACGTACTATATATTAGTATATATTATAGGTACTGCAAACAAGGTTTCCAGGAGACTAGTGGTGTTGCTGCACTCCCAACAGAGAGTGCATATTGCGACTAACGTCGCCAGCTGTGTGTCTCTCTGTATTCTCCTGAGTCTCGCCGACATTTCCGTCCAAGCCGAACAGTCGTGTGTTTGAACCACGAACTGCTGCGGCTTTCATCTGCATGTGGGCTTCCTTAGCTCTAGCTGGTGTGCGTGAAGTCATTTCATAGAAATCAAAAGCATACCGCGCTAAGCTATAGTCGGTGAGATTTCGCTGAAGTCCATATCTTGGCATGTATCGCTCAGTAGAATTTCTGTATTCTATATACGCTTCAGCTGCATCACTGAAATGATGCATAACTTGTCGAAAAGTTGGAGATGCGTTTTCAATAACTGGTTTTAGTGGGAAAACTCTTTGTTCATCCCCATCCATCATCGTCCAATTTCCGTTTATGTTTGGTGAGCAACCATTTTCGATGCACCAGACCATCAGACCACTCATGACGACTGTCATTTGTGTATCATCGATCTCGTACTCCTTCTTTATGGCGTCGTACCATCTATCGAACTCTTCCTTAGTTGCTCTTGTGTTCGATATGTCCTGCTGTTGTGGCTTATATGTCAACAAAAAGTCCAAATGCAAGACGTCTTTTCCTTTTGCCTTTGGCAAGCGCATTTTCTTTGACATGGCTTTAAGCTTTGGCACGGATATCTTTCCAGCCGAGCCTGCGTCAACGTCCTTATCTCTCTGACCAGCTGTCCCACTAGAGCCTCCTGTCTGACCTCCGCCGTTGTTTCCAGCTGCTCCTTGACCAGTGCCCCCACCGGACCCTTGTTGACCACCACTTCCTTGGGATCCCGTCTGACCCCCATTGCCTTGAGTGCCAGATCCAGTGCCTCCACTTCCTGCTGGTGGTGTGCCTCCTTGAGCGCCGCTACCGCCCTGTCTCCCTGCGTCAACTTGACCAGATTGATGAATAACTTCTTCATTGTAGTCTTCTACGTATCCAGGAAGATCCTTGACAAACTGTCTAAAATATTTTTCAATTTCTTCTTCTTTGATGCCTGTTCCAAGGTAGAGGTTGCGGAGTGCTGTTTCTGCTATGTATGGCGCCATACCTTCCTTTGCCAGGTTCGCGAAGGGTTGCATTTCAAGAAGCCACGCGTAAAACTTACGAATTTCATGAACTAAATCTGGGTAACCCCATGCTTCAACCATGGCTGCACAGATAGCTTCAAGACGATGCTCAGGCAAGTTCGATCGGTCCCATTCAAGGATTGCGACTATTCTTTCCCTTTCGAGTTTTGGTATGTAGATACCTTCACACTTGACTCCTTGTGTTGACATAAACCATAACTCTGATTTGTCCTTTGTCCTCGATGTGAACTCAAAGTTAAGGCCAAGGTTTCCAAAATGATTTTGAAATCCGTCCAGTATATATTCGTAATCCGGATGCACTGCCAAGAGTAAGTCGTCACCGTTTGCAAACATTCTACAGCAGTCGTCAATTTTGTCTTCAGGAATGCCACTTGATAACATTGCGTAATTAAATGCTATAATAACCATAAGCGTGTTGTCAACGACTGTAGATGGTTGCCCACTATTATTTCCTTTGAATTTCTTGATGACAGACCCATCAGGCGTTGCGATTGGCGTATAAACAATCTCTGTGTATAAATTTCGCAACATCTGAGCTCCCAACTCCCATTCTTCCATGAAATGTAAGCGAATGTGCAATACAGCATTAATAAGATATGGAGTTAGTGAGCTGTCAAACTGGGATCCATCTGCATCGCAATAAATCCATCCTTCTGGCAATTTCTCCAAAAGTCGGTTCCATCCTCCATAAAACTTTGTGATTCCTACGGTCCATGGGCCTTCAAGATGATGTGAATAAAATTGATTGTTGAAATCGTCCACACATACTTTCCCACCAAGTAGAGTTTCTAATGGCGCTGCTGTGAAAGTGCGTGTCTTGTTTAGTATGGTTTTCTCTATTGGTCGTATTTCAGCTTTGAGTGAACCGTTCCATACACCCAATTGTCCATTGTAGATGCGCTCACATGAACGCATGATGATTTCGGCTTTGTCATCGTTCGAGAAATCTTTGAAATAGTCTTTCTTCTTTCCTGTATAGAGTGCACCTACGGCTGCGTTCATATTTAATGAATTGAAAATTTCTTCTTCGTCCGTCACGTATGTACACTGTAGCATTCCCACACTTCTGAGGATGCTTATAACTCGATCAACTGCCTTATCAAAGATTTCATAATTGATCTCTCCAATATAAATCGGCTTTGCGTACTTTGAAAGATCTTTGATAAATGCTGCCCTGTTCAACCTACTCTTGTCATACTTTCCAAGCAAAGGTGAAAAGTACAATTTTGCCTCATCATGTGTGGATAAATACAGTTGAAAATGCGGACATGGGCCTTTAACGACATGCTTTGTTACAAGTTGGCCTGGACACTTTGCAACGACCTGTAGATTATCCTGGATGTGTTCCGTCAACCATGTCTCTGTCACCTTGCATTGTTCTTCAACGCTCATATCCAAATCTTCAACAAGTTTTGATGTTTTAAACAATCCTTTAGGTGCTGAATCAACTAGGTTTAGACCACACCATGAAATAAGATTTGGGTTGTAATGCCATCCCTTTTCCCACTTATTCGTTTGCACGAGATTAGATATATATTCATTGAAGTTCTCAGGCATTGCAACGAAAAAGTTCGTATTTCCACTTGTTGAGGCCAGGCTGTGAATTCCGACAATGTGTTTATTCTTAACGTCAACTAACGGTAGCCCACATTGCCCATCAACAGTTGAAATCCAATGTTTCCAGAAATCACCATTTCCTTTGGGTGCTGTCACACTGCTTTCGGATATTATGCACGTGGTATGATTCTGTTGAAAGTTGATTCCAACTAAGCACACACGCACATCTCTTGACGGAGTTGAGAACTTAAGTCGCATTGGGAACGGTGGGAAGTCTTTTGGAAGTTGAATTATGACCATGTCCCTCTGTGCAATCGGGTGCAATTTGACATCGACTGAATTTCTAATTTTATACAGCCCTCTTGAGGATTTAATTGTGATTTCACCATTGTTATACTTGAAAAGATGCGCCGGTGATATTAAATATGATCCATATCCAATTGCATACACATTACGTTTGACTCCTTCAGAATCATTTTGTACGAGACAGAGCTGCTGAGAAATAGGTGTGTAATCGCCCAATCCAGCCATCATAGATTTGGATTCGTGGGCAACTCCTGTCTCATTTGCTGCTGGTACTTGATTCACAGGTACAGTGAGAGCTGTGCCAGTTTGTCGTAATGTGCCCTCATATTCTGGAAATCCTGCTATGTTGTTGTTCGTCATAACACGCAAAGGTGAATGTGGTGTTAAATCAACTCTTAATGCATTAGCTGATCCATTCTGTATGAAGAATGCTTGGAGACCAGGATTTCCGTATATGTGTTGTCGCTCAATTGTGTCGTTTGCGACTGCCTCTTCTCGGATTATGTCAAAGTGTTCTTGCACTAAGCGAATATCAGCATGGATTTGTTCATCTAATGTTGCACCTGTAAGAGGGTCGACAAAACGAATTAGGTTGTACTCTTGAGGATCAAAACCATACATCATGTGAAATCTATGCTGCTTCACCCCAAGACCAACTTTGGTTCCTTTTCCTTTGCCCTTCTTTGTATAAGCTGTTCCAAAGTTTTCACCAAGAGTTTCTTCCGATCCTGTCACATCATATGCGTATTTAGTGTCCCTAGCTTGCTTGAACTTCAATTTTTGTCGGCTACGCTTGTTCTTTCCTTGGTGTGATACATTGGTCGTTCCCCACTTAGTGAACAAGCTCCACATCATTAATATTCCTCCAATGAATACTCCTCCTGCAATCATGAGATCACGTTGTATGAGTGATGCATTCCATCGTCCTTGGAGACCAATGCATGCAGCTGTTGCATCCATTCCTTGATGTATAACTGTGTTCAAGGCGCCAATGTCCATTAGTTCTGATGGATCTTGAAATTGCATACCCATGCCTTGAAATTCGAGTAGTTGATCCCGCACCTTAATAAGTTTGTCTATATTCTCTTTTGTGTGGTCTTTCATGTATCTTGAAGCAATCATGGAGACTAATCCATTTAGTGAGAATGCATGCGAAGACGAAGGATTTGCTATCATATTACGGTAATGATCTCTCTTAGCATACTCCTCTGTGATTAATGCATTGATTATTGCTATTGTTCGTGGTAGCGAACAAGGGTCCGTTCGCAAGGTGTATGCTACCTTCCCAGCACAAGCACTTGATAGTCTTCCGTAACAACTGGTTGGACTATATTGTAAAATGATATCATACAATTTCCCGTATAACTTGTCAGGGACGCCTCGTATGTAATATGGAATTTTGACATGATCCTCTAGCTCTAGTGAACAACCCATCCTGTTGTAATCACGTGCTGTCAACCAGTTATGAAAATTAACTTTGGGAATTGCGTTAGGTCTGAGCATTATTACAGAATCTCTAAGCTTATATTTCACAAGTGCTTCATGGATTTGTGGGTGCATTGAGCCATCAAATTTGACTAGTTCTGCCATTACAAATGGTGAAAGCTCAAATTGCATCATTGTTCGCGCTTGCTTGACTGTGCACTTTGCTAAGTGTGTTGTTGAAACATTGTGTGTTATGACCTTTAGTCCATATGCAAAGCACATGAATGCTGCTTCTGTCGCTATCATGGCTGGGATTTCTTGCAAACCCTTCATGGTTTTTCCAATTCGAACGACTGTTCCGGGTTTGTTTCTTCCAACACGCCCTAGCCTTTGAATTCGCTCACCATATGAAATGCTAACACGCTTGTATAGAATAGCTCTGTTGTCAACATCTAATTCAGCTGTTACTTTGAGTCCGAAGTCGACCACAACGTCAACGTCTAATGTGACACCATTCTCAATGATATTCGTAGCAACGACAAAACACTTCTTTTGAGAGGTGCCATTTGTCACTATCCCTGTAGTGCTCTGTTTCATTGTTCTCCCATCAACCTTTATGACTGAATAGTGTAATTCAGTTAAAGCATGCGCTAATGAGTCGACGTCGTTGTAGCTTGCAACATACACAAGTATGTTGTTTCCATACTTTGTTGCGTCAACGTTTGATCCGGAACCAAGCTCTCTAACGAATTGTTGCTGAGTGAGATTTTCGCACACATGGATATCAACTGGATGCTGAGTAGAGAACTCACACTCTCGTCCTGGTGGTGTTGCGGACACCTTAATGATTTTGCCTCTATATTCATATTCTTTCAACAAACAGTAGAACGCCATGGCTGGTGCTTCCATGATATGACACTCATCAAATATTATAAAATCGTAGTCAGAGATCTTATCCGGATTATTTGCATACATGTGCAGTGCGAAACCTGATGTCATTATCGTAATTGGCGTGCAACCAAAAGAGCTTAAACCACGCATTTGTAGTGTTGGGCTGACATTGAATGGTGGTCCTTGAAGCTGTCTGCAGACATTCTCGGCTAGTGGTCTTGTTGGTTCTATTAAAAGCACCTTACCACGCATACTAAGATGATATGGAAGACCAGTGGATTTTCCTGAGCCAACAGCTCCTCTAAGTAGAAACTCCTTCTCAAGATTTGAGTGTGCGAGCTCAATGCTAACATGTGCTGCATTTTCTCTTGTGAATTCTACAAATTTTCCACCAAGCCGATAATGTGGAACTGTTCTATTGTTGCTTATTTGATTTGCCCACCAATCTTCGAAAGTAACATCATTGCTAAACGTGTCCGCTGGTAAATCTTGATTAGTATCAAAATCTATTGTTAGATTCTTGTCAGTACTTAAAGTTAGAGGTTCATCAACATCTACACTTTGTTGCGCCACTGATGGTGTTAAAATATTTGTAAAGTTGATTGAAGGAAATGGGACATTCTGCTCAAATGTGCTAATTACAGTTCTCATCTTATTCAACACTTTGTATACTGCATCGCTCTTCTGTGGGTCTAACATCATTGTGAGTAAAGTGCCCACTGCCATAGCTTGCTCGAGATTGGTTTCTAGGTTGCTCTTTCCTTCATGAATGACGCCTGTGTGTGTCAACTCCAATGTGGCTTCAATTAATCGTGGATGCGTCTGGCGCATATGTTCGATAAACTGTTCACATGTTAGATTGTCATTATGCTCTTTCATCAGATTAGCGTGAATTTTTCGAACCTCGTTAATTTCAGCTTCATACTCATCCTCTCTTTGTTGCTTTTTCAGCTTTTTGTAATCATTCATAGTCACAATAATAGTGTTTGCCACAGTTGTTAATAAACTAAGAACTATGAAAATATGCATAAGTCTAAATATGTCAGGTATAAACCAATAAACAGTTTTAATTGCTCGAGTTCTAGCCTTCTCTAACTTATCATAAAAACCGTTGCGGAGTTTGGTTAAAATAGAGCTGGCTCGATCGCGACTTCTCTGCGCTAAATCTGATATTAGATGCGTAGCTGATATATTGTACACAGCGCCTAAATCTACGCTTTTTCTCACGGTTAAAGACGGCTTGTAATATTTCTTGACTTTGAACACACGCCATATTGCTGAAAATTTTCCACAGAATGATAACTCTGCCCATGATTGGTTTAATTGATCTACGTAACTTTTTTCCATAAGTGCATACAGGCGCTCATCATACAGGGCATAGCCTTCAGCAATTAATTCCTTGTTCATCTCTGATCGTGTTGTCATTGCTTCTAGATGCGACCATAGCAGACGCTTGGCTGGATCGACATGATTTAAACCCGTGACTGCAAGCCTCAATTGATTAGACGCCTTTTCAAGTATTTGCATTTGTTGGACTAGCAATTCAGCTTGTGAGGTCTTCTTTGCTAGTGCTTCCAGTTGTGCGAATATCGCTGCCACTCCTTGGTTTTTAACGATCCAATACGTCATGGCCTGCTCTATATAGCAATTATTGTATAGCGCTATGAGCATAGTTGGTGACGCGATTGCCATCATTAGTAGGAAGGGTTCCTCCTCAATCATCTGCTTAATTTGATCTGGTTTGAACATATTTTTAGCTAAAGATGTAAGGAGTTTGTTAAATGTTTG